GATCTTGCATTGCCCTTCCTTAAAATTCTTTCTGGTCTCGATCCTTTGTTGGACGAACTGGAAGAAGCAAAGCGCGGTGATCTGTACAATACAGTCAGCGGGCAAATCTCTAAGGGCAAGGATGGGGTTACCTTAATTCCTTGTGCTTACCAAAGGCGTTTTATCCAATGGGCACCTAGAGGCTCTGGAACTGGAGCGCCGATTGCAATCTTCGATACAGAGGCGGAATGTCCTAAAGTGGAACGTAGCAAGGACGACAACAAGGATTATGTTGTTGGGGGAGACGGCTCCTATATTGAAGAGACGCATCAGCATTTCGTATTGATCCTTGGGGAGGACGGTTCAATCGAAACTGCGTTGATCGCTATGAAATCAACTGCCTTAAAGAAAAGCAGAAAATGGAATAGCATGATTGCTTCTGCCACTGTGCAGGGGTCTAAAGGTCCTTTTACTCCACCACGTTATGGTTTTGTGTATAGAGCCAAGACGGTCATGGAGGAGAACAGTAAAGGGAGTTGGCACAACTGGGAGATCTCGCGAGAGAAACAGGTTGATGATGCTGCTATATATGTGCGAGCAAGAGACTTTGCTCAAAGCATTGATAGCGGTGACGTTGTGGTAAAACACCAGAACGAAGACGGACAGGAAAAGTCGGACGACGTTCCGTTCTAATCCAACGGGCGGCTTAGGCCGCCCACTTTTTTGAGGTTTTTATGTCCGTCCAATTATTTTCAGCCATCTTTGATGGGCTGCAAGAGGCGTATGGTACATACCGTATCGACAAGCAGCAATCAAATGGCAAAAACACAGGAAAGGCCGCAATAGTCCGAGACCCAAGGACTGCTAAAATGTGGCGAGAACATCTCTCAGGCGAGGGTGCTTCTCTGGGAATTATTCCCATAAACGCAGATAACAAATGCAAGTGGGGTTGTGTTGACGTAGATCAATACCCGCTTGACCACAAACAACTAGTCGAGAAGATACGACGTTTAAAGCTGCCTTTGGTAGTCTGTCGATCCAAGTCCGGTGGAGCGCATTGCTTCCTGTTCTCTATAGAATGGGTGGAGGCTTCCGATATGCAGAAGTCTTTACAGAACATTGCAGCGGCTCTTGGATATGGCGGTAGCGAAGTATTTCCAAAACAGGTGAAGTTACATTTAGATCGGGGTGATGTTGGTAACTTTTTAAACTTACCGTATTACAATGCAGAAGATGGATTGCGTTACGCTATCTTGGATGACGGAACGTCCGGCACACTTGAAGAATTCTTTGAACTTTATGAAAAGTACAAGCAAACGCCAGAGCAAATTGTAGCCTTACAGGTGACCAAAGAAGACGAGGGAGACGCTTTCAAAGACGGTCCGCCCTGTCTCAAGGTCCTTGCTCGCATGAAAATATCAGAAGGTGGGCGAAACAACGGCCTGTTTAACGTCGGCGTATATCTGAGAAAGTCTAACCCAGATACATGGGAGTCAGAGATCCTACGTTACAACAATGATTTCTTTGAACCGCCATTGCCCCTAAACGAAGTCAACCTTGTAGCCAAACAGGTGCAGCGCAAAGAGTATGCTTACAAATGCTCTGACGCTCCTATCAATGCGTATTGCAACAAAGACGTATGCCGAACACAAAAGTTTGGCGTTGGAGCCGCTGCTTCGGGGGTGCCCATTGCTAACTTGCGTAAGTATAACTCAGTCCCACCCGTATGGTTTCTTGATGTAAACGGAGAACCTCTTGAACTAGATACAGAGGCCCTTATGAGTCAGCCGTCCTTTCAGAAGTCCTGTATGGAACAGCTTAACGTAATGCCTCGTTCTATCAGTAAGATACAGTGGGAGGGCCGCATAAGTGCTTTGCTTAGTGAAATGTCAGAGAACGAAAGCGCTATCGTCGAAGTGGCAGAGGATGCCAGTATACACGGTCAGTTCTACGACTATCTGGAAGAGTTCTGTGTCTTATTGCAGACCGCGCAAGACAAAGAAGAGATCTTGCTCCGCCGACCTTGGACAGATGAAGAGACGCAGCTTACATACTTTAGGCTCAAAGACTTTGAAGCGTTTCTCAAAAAGAATAAGTTCTTCGAACTCAAGTCGCACAAAATTGCACAACGCCTACGGGATATAAACGGAGAAAGCTTACTTCTAAAAATCAAAGGCAGACCGGTACGCGTTTGGAAGATACCGGCTTTTGCTAGCGGCGACGTGGATATAGCAACGCCTATGTTTGCAAGTAAAGGGGAGTCACCTTTCTGATGTTTAGAATATTTGGACCTCCCGGCACTGGTAAGACCACGACACTACTCAACATGGTAGACAGAGCGCTAGAGGCGGGCACTCCGCCGCAAAGCATTGGCTTTCTAGCCTTTACCCGCAAAGCAGCAAATGAGGCCAAGGAGAGAGCCGCAGAGCGATTCCGTCTAGATCCGAAGAAGGACCTACAGTTCTTTCGTACTCTACATAGCTTTGCTTTGTCTCTATCTGGCATACGACCAGAACAGATAATGCAACCGTCTCATTATGCCGAACTGAGTCTGGTCATGGGTATCCCTCTCATTACGGGAAAAAACAACAGTTTAGAAGAAGACGTGCCAGAAATGGTCAAGGCTTCTGACCCAATATTAGGTTTAATTAACCTAGCACGGCTGCGAAAGATACCTTTACGGAGTCAATATAACGAAAGCACCATCGAACACGATTGGAATACAATCAACCACGTTGATAGATGTTTAAGAAAATATAAACATGAGAGTGGTTTATATGACTTTACGGACATGCTTCAGTCGTTCATAGATAAAGGTCATCAATATTGTCCTAGATTTAATCTTTGTTTCTTAGACGAAGCGCAAGACTTGTCCCCAATGCAGTGGGACATTGCTCACCTTATAGAAGAAAAGACCGCTAAGATGTACTGTGCCGGAGATGACGATCAGGCCATATACAAATGGGCGGGCGCAGATGTAGACCACTTCCTAAGTTTGGACGGTGCATCAGAGACATTGCAACAATCATATCGTATACCTTCCAGTGTACACGCGGTAGCCGAAACAATAGCTAATCGAATACATTATAGATACCCCAAGATATACAAGCCTCGCGAGGAGCGCGGCCTTTGCACCAGAGTCACGCAAGTCACAGAACTGGACATGAGCGAAGGATCGTGGCTTATACTAGCTCAAGCGGGCTATCAGCTACAGCCCGTAGCATCTGACCTGAAGTCCTTTGGATATCTGTACGAATATCGCGGCTCACGGTCCATAGGGCAGAAACTAAGTGATGCCGTCAACGGATGGACAGATCTTCAAAAGGGCAGAGAAGTCCCCGTCGATACCGTGCGAAACATCTACAGCTTTATGTCCGTAGGCAACCGCGTAGCGCGTGGCTATAAAAAGTTAAAAGGTGTGCCTGACGATGAGTTGGTAAACATGGACGATCTACAGCTTCAACATGGACTCATTGCAACGAAAGACATGATATGGTCTACAGCTATGGATCGAATACCAGATAAGGACAGAGCTTACATTACAGCTTTGTTGCGGCGTGGAGAAAAGTTCAACGGAGTGCCTCGCATCTCTGTGTCCACGATTCACGGGTCAAAAGGCGGAGAAGCGGATAACGTCGTGTTGTTCACGGACCTGTCACCCGCCGCAGATAGTACAATGAGAATTGCGCCCGACGATGTTCACCGTGTTTTCTACGTCGGCGTAACTCGTACAAGAAAGAACTTGTACATAGTAGAACCAGAAGACGCGACAAGGAGTTACGACATATGAAACGTGACGAAATATTGAGGCAAGCAGAGACCCTGATTAACGGGGCCAGAGCCGCCGACTACGGCGACGCGAAAGAAAATTTCAAAAATATAGCAGACTTGTGGTCTGTTTACTTGGGTACAGAAGTTTCCCGTCAAGACGTAGCGGTCTGCATGATAATGGTCAAAGCCGCTAGACTTATGGGTTCTGATAAATCTGACTCATGGATCGATATCTGCGGCTATGCCGCTTTGGGTGGAGAAAAGTGAGTCTACAGATGGCGATGTTTCCACCTGATAGTGAATGGGTGCCGCCAAGTGAGCTACCCGATCTTTCCAACGCAAAACGCATAGCGATAGATCTAGAAACAAAAGACCCTAACATAAAGAACTCCGGACCCGGTTGGGCAACTGGAGATGGAGAGGTTGTAGGATATGCCGTCGCCACAGAAAGTTGGAAAGGTTATATACCTGTCCGACATTTTGGCGGTGGCAACATTTGTGAAAAACAGGCAAACCGTTGGCTAAAGAAAGTCTTTGAAAGCCCCGCTGATAAAATTATGCACAACGCACAATACGATGCGGGTTGGGCACGGCGCATGGGGTTTACCATCAACGGCAAGATCATTGACACTATGGTCATAGCCTCGTTACTCGATGAAAACAGATTTAGTTACACTCTAAACTCTTTGGCGTTTGATTACCTTGGTAAGGTAAAGTCGGAGAAGAAACTGGTAGAAGCCGCAAAAGCATTCGGAGTAGATCCAAAGGCAGAGATGTGGAGATTACCCGCCATGTTTGTCGGACCCTACGCAGAAGCAGACGCTGAACTAGCACTTGAACTTTACAATTATTTCTCTGTCGAGTCGTCAAAGGACGGCCTTACAAGTATCGTTGATATCGAAACACGGCTCTTGCCCTGTCTAGTGGATATGACTTGGCGTGGCGTTCGTGTCGATATGGACCGAGCCGAGCGCACAAGAAACGATCTGTTAAAACGAGAGAAAGCCGTTGTAAAAAGAATAAAGGATCTGGTTGGGTTCAATGTAGAAATCTGGGCGGCGCAATCTATAGCAAAGGCGTTTGAAGAGGCGTCCCTTCCATATGAACGTA